GCGAGGACCGCTTGGGCTTGCCTGACTTGCAGGGAGTCCGATTCGACACGGCCCTTGGTGAACCAAGCGACCGCTCCACCGACGATTGCTGCAACGCTCCCGACGATGGTGGTTTCGATTAGGTTCACTTCTCGACCTTTGTCTTATCCAAAGCCATCCAACCAACTGACAACAAGGTCAATACGGAACCGATGATTTCGGTAAGGGTCGCTGAATCAATGATACCTTTAGCAACAAGGGTTCCACCGATAAAGGTTAACAGGTGGCGAAGTAAAGCGATGACTGCTGATTTCATTATTGGGAGTTTAGGGGTTTCGGGGTTGCGTTTGCGAAAGATTCTCATAGTGATTTGTGTTGGTGGTAGTCCTCGGTGTATTGTTCGTCCCATCCAAGGAAGGAGTGAACTCCGCAAGGTTCGGGCCAAGTTTCGTACTGGGTAGCCTCTTCGGGTGCGTCGCCCTCCCAAAGGATGTCGTAGCACACAAGGCCGTCCAAGACCCCAAGGCCAACCGCAGCGGTCGTGCCTTCGCAGAGAGCCAGCACCTTGTCAGCGTCGCTCTGCTTGGGGAATGCGTACTTGCGGAAGGTAGCCATTAGGGGGTCGTAAGGGCAGCGAGTTCTGCGTTGGTGAGCCTTGTGGTGTAGAGGGCAACGGCACGGCATCGTTGGTCCGTTATTTCCGTTCCATTTGAGTTGCAGAAATAAACGCTATTGAGATTAGTCGGCAAAGTGCCTGATGGGTCGGATTGTTGAAGCACTCCGTTGACATATAACACGAAGTCATTTTCCTTGTATGCAAATGCTACTTTATAGAATTGCCCAAGAGTTACTGCGCCTGATGTTTGCGGATTTCCCTGAACACTTCCTGAAATGGCAATACCTTGCAATAGCCCTGCACCCGTGGTTTGCAATCTTACGGCTTGGGTTGTTGATGTTCCTGATGACAATGCAAAAAACACTCGGTCAAACCTATTAATCGCTCCCTCCCAATAAATCGTCCCCTCGGTCTGCCCGATGCATCCGCTGACTGCGCCTGATAGGGTTACCACGTCTGCGTTTCGGGTTACCGCTGCGGCAGTTGTGGGGATGTAGGAGGTGGGGACGGAGCCGACCTCAAGTTGTGCGCCGAAAATGTAGCAAGTGTCGCCGCTGACGGTTACAGGAATGCTTGATGTAAGTGTCGCCGTTGGTCTTATCATTATATTCGGAGCAGCAGGGGTATAGCCCATTGTTACCGCAAGGTTACACCGATACCATCCGTTGCCATAATTCTCAATGCCCGACCGAACAACGGTGAATCCAGCACCCGTTGAGCCGCTTGATGCTAATTGTCCAGTATCTAAACGGAAAGCCTGACAAGCACCTGATGTGTAGTTTGTATTGGTTCCGTCTTGAAAAACCAAGGACACACCGCTGGATAATGTTCCGAGTTTAGCAAAGCAAGAAAAATTAAGCGTTGCTCCACTTGTCAAAGTTACGGATTGACGCAAACGACCGCCCGCTGCCGAAGCCTCAATTAATGCCCCTAAGTTGCTGTTGGTTGGTGATGTAAACCCACTCGTTATATTCAAACTGGCTGCCGCCCAAGTTGTTGTAAAATTCTCGCTTTGCAAAGCGGAGTTCTGCGCACTCGGCTCCACCAACAACGCAGGGCAGCCAGCAGTTCCACCGCTGGTGTAGTAATCCAAGCGAGGCACACCGCTTGCAACGCTCTCAATCAAGCCAGCCGAATTGAATCGGGTCGCAGTAGTCCCCCGGGTAACATTGAAGTCCCCCGATGAACCGAGAACAACCCCAGCCGAAGTCGTAGCGATTTGGGTGTAAAGTTTCCCTGTCTTGAATCGAGCAGGGACGATAAGGAGTGATGGGCTTGCAGGCATTGCTAAGCGTTTAAAAGATTATACATTCGAACTTCGAGGCAGTTGATGAAGCGAACCTCCGCAGCGGTAGCCGAGTCGGTATTCGCCCGTTGCATAAACGGAAGCCAAGAGTTTGAATAAAAGACAAAGAAAGCGTATGATTGGAAGGAGTTGAGGAATCGGGTTTGGAGGCATCCATTGACCGCAGCCTCGGCAGGCAAAGCCCCGTCAGCATCTGCACGTTGGTTGAAGGCAAGCCAAAACGGATTGCCACCGCCAAGCAGTTGGTTTGTTGGATAGCCGTAGCCGTAGCCTATCAGCATCTTAGAGGAAGGTATAACCGATGACGGAACCTGCGCTTGGAGTAACGGCCGTAATCTTACCTCCGTTGCGACCGCTGATAACGATGCCAGCGGAAACGGATTTGCCACTCATAGCGTAAGCGGTTAGCAGGTTTTCGCTTCCAGTTCCAGTAAGGGTTGTAAATGTGGCAGCAGCATTGACGACTAAGAAGTCGTAGTTCTTCCCGGTAACGGCAGCGTCAACGAACTCCATCGTACCGCCCTGTCCGAGCATTTGTTGCAATATGGGTGTAGGCATTTTTTAGCGTTTAATTGTAAATGTCTTTTAACTCGGAATTTCACAAACTGAATGACCGTAGGGGATTTCAAAGGTCATCGTCGCCTGCCACCCTGCCGTGCGGTCGTCCCGGCTCTCCACGAACCTCGTAAGGCTCACGCTGGATGATAGGGTCCAATCCTCGCTTGGGTCGTTTGTGAGGGCTGATATGAAGTCCTGTGCTACCTGCAGTTGGTCGCTTAGGACCTCGTCCTCGTTATCCTGCCAACCCAGCGTAGGGCTGCCCGAAACCACTCCGCCCATCGGCTTGATGGACTCCACCCGGTCGCTAAAATAGACACCGACCACAAGGTCCAAAGTCCCAGCGTCAGTAGTTGCAGACTGCACGTCCGCAAAAACGAGCGGATAGACGATTCGCTCACGGCTTGGGGTTCGCAGGTTGATGGTGTTGTCCGTGCCTACCGCAAGCGGGTCGCCCGTCCCGAAGGAGTTGACCTGTGGATGAGCATTTGCAAGGTCCAGCAGGGCTTGCTTGATTTTTATCCATGACATAAGTCTGCAGTTTCAGTATGTTTTTTTTATGCGCTCCCATGCTTAGCAGTCGTTACACGCCCCGAATTGACCGTAAGGGTAGGGGTAGTCAAGGTTGCTGATTCCCATCCTCCTGTTGCGGTCCAAGACCATCCCGGTGCGGTAGTTCGTAGCGTTCGGGTAAATCGTATCCAAAGCAGACGGAGGCGAGTTCCACAAGGGGTATGAATTGCGGTTCTCCATCAAGTACCGGGTAATGCGTTCGGAGTACCACTCGGCATCGTTCTTGACCTTATCGGTTAGCCGGGTAATCTCTTCCATGCTCATTTGGGAGGACTCTTCGCTTGTTCTGCGGACCATGCCTTTGTTCATGTACTTGAACGCTAAGACCATGGGCAACTCGTAGTAAAGCCACTGAATCATAGCCGGCTGGATGTAGTCCTCCAAGAGCGTTTGGTTGAGTGCAGACGTTGAACCGCTGACGACCTGCGTAACCAATTCCCCGTACAACGGAGAGCCAACGATGGGCTGAATCCGCATCTCCTGCACCTTGATGACCGTTGGACGGATTTGGGTGTAGGATACGTTCTCGTTGATGATGCTATTGTCCAGTAGCGTTTCTTCGCTTATGAATAGTGCCTTCATGCCTTGCTGATTTTATTGCCTTTACGGATTACCAACTGCTGCTCCCATACGTGCCTGCATTGGGGACGATTCACTCCGCTCGGTGTGTGATACCAACCGCCCCTCCTGTTCCAAACCGAGTAGCCCATGATTGCAGAAATCCCGTCAATGTCCTCACGGGTGTAAACCTTGCCTTGCCCGGCTAAGTCAAGCATGACCTTGCAGAACTCACGGCTGGATCCTTTGTCCTTGTTGCTGAATCCCGTGGCCCATGCGTACTTGTAGCGGACCTCCAGTACAGGCTCGGCAACTTCCTTCACGTTCTTTGGAAGGTTCTGCTCGGCAATCTTGTCCACGGCCCGACTGATTGGGTAGCGGTCTTTTGTGATTAGGTAGGCGACTCGCTTGGCGACCTTGGCTTTGCTGACCCCGAACTCCTTTGCCATTTCTTCAACCGATGCGTCCCGGTTCTTCTTGCGATACGCTTCAATCTTCTTGTCCAGTTCGACTTCTTCTTCGCCCAGTTCGGCAAAGGCCAAGCGGATATTCTCGTCGATGTTGGTGTCAAAACGCATTGGCTTGGAGTGCATCACATGGTAATCATCTGCATGACATCCGAACTTACTTGCAACGACCTCCAAGACCTTGAATTCTTCGTCGCCCCATCCGTAGTCTTCGTCGTCTTCCTCGCCCCAAGTCGGTTCGCTGAACTCTTGGGACTGCACTCCGAGCATCGTGTCAATCTCTTGGGCAGATAAACCGAATCCAGCCGAGAGCATGGTCCGAGCCATTTCCAGCGTGATTTTTTCCTGCATATACTGCCTGACAATACGCATCAGGTTTTGGTACTCACGGCCTGACAACTTCTTGATGTTCTCGTTTGATGCCAAGCCTTGCGGTGCAGTAGGTTCAGGGCTGATCTCTACGGCTGCAGTTGCTCCTGCAAGACCCGAACCCTCTGCCTTTGCAGGCAAGGACACCAAGGCCCTAATTTCGTTGGCTGACATGGATTCCAAGACCTTGTTGGCAACCAACGGAGAGAGTGAATTGATAGCCGTGATAACGTCCTGAACGCTTGATTCGGTCTTGATTTCAATCGGTGGCAATCCCGCTTTTTCTCGCAGTTCTGCTGGGGTCATGGCTTGAAGGAGAGCCTGTTCGCTCAACTGCTCCGTGATGGGGTTTGTAGGGATTAACTCCATGCCTTCCACACCGTTAAAAGACCCCAAGTAGTTTATCATTCTTTCGACCTTCTGCACCCGGTCGTTGACGTAGGTCGCCTTGAATAACTCGTAGGCCTCGACTAATTCAGTCCTTCCTCCGAGTTGGCCCTCGGTTTTGACACCGAATAACGCTGGATTCGTTACACGATGTGCGATGAATATCTCTTGCTGGATTGATTTGTTTAATACCTCGAACTGCTTGTCCATATCGGACGGAGTGAGCGGTTCAAGTGTCGGGGCATTCGCTGCTTCGTCGTTGAAGGTTACAACAAAGCGACCAGCGTTGTCCGTACCGCTAAACTTGCGTTTGATTTGCCGCTCGATGTCGCCCTGCTCTTCGGGGGTTGGAATCCCGTTGTTGAAATTAATCAAGTAACCGCCCCAAAAGTTGTTGCGCAGGTTGTTGTTGTGGAAGTTCGCCACTTGTACGTCTGCCTCAATCCAAGCGTTCCCTCCGATGTATTCCGGCAAAGGATAGTGCTTCACGCCTGCTGCGTAGACCCTGTAATAAAACAACTGCTTACCGAGGCGGTTCTCCGGGTCGAATGCAGGAATCTTCTCGATGTCGCCCACCTTGGGGAACAACTGCATCATGTCGTCGTTGTACCAGTCAGCGACTTGGAACATCTTCTCCTCCTTGTCAACACGGATTTTCTCAAAGGGAACGTGCTCCATCTTGGCGATGGTTCCCAACTTGGACCAAGTAACTGCGACCGCAAAGCCGTTGAAAATCTCCAAGTCCAAGACCAGTTTCTCGGTGATGTCGTTCAGGTCCTCCGTGCTTGACATTCCATCGAAGAACTTGATGAACCGGGCCTCTTGCTCTACGGTCAGGTTGTCGCCTGCCTGCCAGCCACCGCCCATGATGTAGTTCACCTTGCCGTTGACGATGGCATTGTGCTTGCTTGACCTGCGATAGTTGTCAAGCAGGTAGTAGGGGTATTCGTTGGCAAAGCCGTAGGTGATGTACTTGCCGGACCTGTTCTCCAGCATTACAGGGACCTTATGCTCTATCCCAAGCCATTGGGTGAAGTGCTGCGTTGACTTGCTCATAGGGTGTGAACTGTGAATGAAAGGGCTGAAATCGTGATACTTGCACCGCTATCGATTGCGTTGACGTAGATGGTGAACTCATCGTTGACTGCACCCGTAACGTAGGCCTCCGTGTAAATCGCATGGCCGTTCGTGTGAGCCGTTGTGATGTCAGTCATTGACTGGTCAATCGTTGTGCCGTTCTTGGCGATGTAAACCTTGATTTGGTGGTTGTTGCCTTGTGCCAAGAC